CTAGTCCAGATGTATTAGCTTGGGTAACAAAATTAAGTATTTATACACAGTCACAGATTGCTAGTTATTTAGCCGGTAAGGCTGATATTGCTGCAGGAAATCTTACTAGCGGTAATGTTACTACTTGGTTAGCAAAATTAAGTGTCTATACTAAAGCACAAATAGATGCTATGACCGATAATTCAGGTAAGGCAGATATCGGAGCTGGAAACCTTAGTGCTGGAAATATTACTGCGTGGTTAGCTAAATTAGTTATCTATACTCAAACACAAGTAGATAATTTATTACTTACAAAACTTGCGAAAACAAGTAATTTAAGTGATATAGCAAATGCCGTAACGGCTTGTACTAATTTGGATGTATATCAAAAAGCGGCAGTTGATGCATTAGTGGCTTTGCGTTTGTTAAAAACAAATAATTTAAGTGACTTAGCAGACACCCCAACAGCTCGTACAAATTTGGATGTATATTCAAAAGCAGAACAGGGAAGTTTATTAACAAAGGTTGTTAATATTGGTGATTGGAATATGTCGTATACAAGTGGTGGAGGAACATCTCAGGCAAATGTTGCTCATGGATTAACTGCTACTAAAATACGAAATGTCTCTGTATTAATATATGCAGATTCTGGAGCATTATCAGATAAAAAATTTCCAATAAATTATTTTGATGTTGCTATTGCTAAGTCAGCTGGTAGTTGGGAAGTTGATGCCACTAATGTTATATTAACAATTACAATTACTGGTATGTTTGATAGTGCTAATTTTAATGCTACTTCATATAATAGAGGATATATAGTAATTCAATATATAGCATAATGAAATTATATTACACTTCTGTCACAGCACAAGATGCTGTTCAAGCCGATCCAAGATTATCTCTTGGAGGCTATAAAGCAATATCACCAGTACCGAATGACGCTTTTGATAATTTGTTTGGTGAAATATCTCAGTATTTATTGTCAAAAGATGTTGAAGATGAATACATAGGACTTGTTTTGAAAAATGAGACAGGAGAAGTTGTCGAGAATTTATGGCTGTGGTTTGAATATTTAACTGATTCATATAGTAAGTATCTTATATCAGCAGTTGATTTAGTAGCTGATACAGCTGGAGTATTAAAGATGGAACATATACCAACTAGAAATAGTAAACCTCTATATTCTGATTTTTACGAAGCTAATGGTCAAGCGAATGCTGTTAGTCTAGGAAACTTAGAAGTTGATGCTATGTTAGGAATTTGGATATGTAGACAATTGATTGAAAATTTAGCTTCAACAATTCAAACTGAGACTAATCTCTATGAAACAGATCCAGTAAATTCTGATTTAGTTATAGCTATTACTCCAGTAAAGTTAGATTCAATAAAGATATGTATGATCTATGGAGTAGATTATTATGGCGGGCCTATAGGAGACGAATTACTCTAATCTATTTATTAAACTTTTCGTTTTTTAAATATAAACTTTATATCTTTATTGAATGAATGATATTTCATATCAAATTTGTATTGAGTATTATCAGTATTTTTATTCAAAGATATCAGGTAGTCAGGGTTTTGAATTTCGACCAAGAAGACAAGAAAGAGTTTGTATAGAAAATTTTGTTGAAAAAGTAAAGTTATTATTTGGAGTTGAGTCATTGTTTAACTATCTCAGTTTCGCCTTTTCTAAGTATGAAGGACTTGATACAAATCGTGGAAAAAATAATATTCCTTGTTCATGGGTTTTTGGTCAAAAAACTTTTAAAGAATATTTAGAAAGAGATCATGAAAGGTCAGCCTATTGGGTTAGTATTATGATGAAAAACTATCGAATAAAGAAAGGTGATTTAATTAAAGAAGAAAAAGTAAAGATTAATATAAAGGAGTTGAATAGTAGAGAGAGAAAGAGATTTACTAATAAAGAGAGACAGTTAATTCATTGTTTAGAGAACAATTTATATAATAGGAATAGTGTAGACTGTATTATTTGTGTAGAAAAGAAGATATGTGTGAAAACAGAGTTATAGAGATTATTCGTCAATCAAATCCTAAAAAGGAAGATTTGGAGTGGTTGAAAGAATATAGAGATCATAAAATTCGTTTTCTTGAAATTCAAGGTCATCGACTATGTCGATATATTGTTTTTGAAACACTTGACTTAATCGATCTGATAGATTTCAAGTTACATTTTTATTCATTAGAAAAAATGAATTAATGAATATAGATATAGGGATTTGTAAGAAGTGTAACTTATCTAAGCCAATTGTTAATAAAAAGTATCATTTATGTGAAGATTGTAATCATGATAGATTACACCCGAAACTATATACTAATGAGATAGTTGAACAAAAGAAGTATAAGACTATTAGAAAGAAAAGAAAACGTGTAAACGTATATCAAAAGATAAGTAAAACACAGCAAGTTCATGATAGAGATAAAGAAACTTATAGAGTTGTTTTTAATTCTAAAGAAAATAGGTGCGAAGAATGTGGCTGCGAATTACCAGATCAGTTTGAAGACGAAGAAGGAAGAGTAATTTTTGTAACACAGTATTCCCATGTTTTATCTAAGGCGGCGTTTCCGGAGTTTAGAAATCATCCGAAGAATTTTAATCGCTTATGTGGACATGATCATACTAAATGGGAGAGCGGTGATAAAAAATCAATGAAAATTTATGAAAGAAATTTGTTAATAATAGAATCACTACTAGAAGAGAGAAATACAAAGTAGTAGCTTTGTTACAAAATATAATTATATTATTTTTATGATATAAATTTAAAAACGAATATAATTGAATAAATTTCTAGAATCATCAGTTGAACGTTTTCCAAAAGAACTAGAGAAGACTCTTATTCATCCACTCTCAAGAATAGATGCTGAAATTATTATAGAGATTAGTGAGATTATTAAGAAGACAGGTCTTACAGAAATTAAGGCATTACTAGATCAGTACAAATACTTAAAAGATACAGAAGTTTATAGTCAATTACAAGATTGGAATCTTAAACATCCTCTATTAATTCCAGAAGAAAAAGAAGGCGAGAAGAAGAAGGGAAGTGGTCTTAGTTTTCTATTTAAACGTAATTTTATTTATTTTAAAGATCTTAGAATAGATGTATCTAGTATTCGTTGTTACGAAAAGTCAGATGAATATAATTTTGTGAAAAATGAAATGGAGTATGAAATTATATTTAATCGTCTCCCAGAGACTACTGGCGTTACAAATGTTACAACACAGAAGGTTATAAAATATAGTGATATAGAAAGAAGAGATCAAGATTTTGAAGCTCTTGATAGTTTTATGGAAAATTTTGAAGGAATAAAATTTATAAATAAGAAATGAACGACGAAAAACAATATTTAGTAGAGAATCTTAATTTAGTTTCTTTAGTAGAGTGGTTCAATCTATATTATGCAGTAAAAAAGTCTGGAGAAGAATTTACTGTTTCAGATGTTCAGGGATACGTAAAGAGAAAACGTGTTCCATTTTATCTCGGTGGTGAAGAGATTGAGATAAATTCAGAAAAAGTAAAAGGAGTAAGAAGTTATAGTATAGTTAAAAACGAAAGTAAGGATGGACAATAAGGTAAAGACTTTTGATATAGCACAAGAAAGTTTTAAGAAAATTTATACTGAAAAAGGTATAGATGATCAAGCATTAGTTGATTTTATTGATTCAACTATGCAATTACTACCAGATGAAGAAAAATCATGTGTTGGTGTTCATCTAATGTTTCATATTATTAATAGAGGGTCTTATAATGATTTTGAAGCATTAGGTATGTTAGAAGCTGCTAAACTTGATTATATTAGAGCTTGTGAAAGTGTAGCGTCTGAAGAAGATGAAGATTAATAATTAAATATATTTGTTATGACATTTTTAAGTAACTATATTATTTTAGATTTTGAAACTGGCGGACTTAGTGCAACTAAGAATCCTATTGTTGAGATGTGTTTAATGGCTATAGATATTGATCTTAATGATATTAAGACCTATGAAACTATTGTTGCACCTTATGGTGAATATGTAATCATGCCACAAGCACTTCAGGCTAATGGTATGACAATAGAACAAATAAAAGCCGGCAAAGATTCAAAAATAGTTATTCAGGAGGTAATAGACTTTCTTAAATCACTAAAAGTAGGTAGAGAGAAGCCAATTTTATGTGGTCATAATATTGATCATTTTGATCTTCCTTTTTTAGAAGAGTTTTTTAGTTTTCATAAAAAAACTAATTTATCAGATCTAGTAAATGATAAGTTTACAATTGATACACTCTGGTGGGGTAGAAATTGTTGGAAGGAATCAGTTAATTATCAACTTGGTACTTGTTGCGAAAACGCAGGAATTACGCTTGTAGATGCTCACAGAGCGAGTTCTGATACGGCCGCCAATAAGGAATTAGTAAGATTTTTTCTTAAGAATTTACGCGGTCAAGGACAAGGTAGTCTTAAAAAAGAAGACAGATTTAGACCAACGTTTCAATTCTAATCATTTATGATTTCTCCTTTAGATATCGCAAACAGACCTCTTAGTAAAAGCGAAAAACGAGATCTTTACTCGTATGTTAATCAGATTATTGATAATCTAACACCATTAGCACTTAAAGAATTACTTAGTGGATATGATAATGATATCGATGCACTCTTCTTTAGTCTTCTACAAGAAACACATAAAATTATTCATTTAAATGTAACTTCTATCGATCCCGAATCAGTAGACTATCTCCCTAATTTAGAGAAGGTATTTGATGAGACTATGAAGATATTATCATATAATTATTTTAATACTACAATGCTTCCTAATTTTGAGATGAGCTGGAGAAATCTAGAATGGGGAAATTTAGTTCAGTTATATCCTTGGAGTTGTTTTCAATGTGAAAGGGGAAGTGGCAAGAGCTACCAGTTTTGTTTCTCATTTCCTTTATGGAGATTATGGTCATATCGTAGGCCTAACTATTTAAGTGGCGATACAAGAGAGAATCGAAATCGAAAAGAAACGGTTATAATTACTAATGAAAGTAAATTAGGATTACATCATTTAGAAAAGATAGTCGAAGAAATAAGACTTAATGAAGCTTTACATGAAGTTCTTCTTCCTAATAAAGGAACTGATCTAGGTAGGGAACAAATACGAACTAAGAATGGAGCAGCAGTTCTTTTACGTTCAAAGGGATCATTTATTAGAGGGTTACATGTTGGAGCAGTTGTTCCTGATGATTTTCTTGATAAGTCTTGTTTATATTCAAAAGATCAAAGAGATAAGTTTGAAGAGGTTTTTTATGCAGAGATTGTTAATATAGTTGAACCAGATGGTTTTTTAATAGTTTCAGGTACACCTTTTCATGAAAAAGACCTCTATGCAAGAATAAGAAAGGATCCTAACTTTAAGACATTTATTTACCCTGGTATTTACCCTGATGGTAGAATATTAGCTCCTGATAGATATACTTTTGCAAAGTTAATGGAGTTAAAAGAGTCTTTAGGGACGGTAGTATTTACCCGAGAACATTTAGTAAAACCAATATCAGATTACTCTTCATTATTTCCTTGGGAATATCTTAATAGAGCTAAGATTGGAATGGATAATATTTGTTTAGCCAATAATATAGATTCATTTCCAGTGAAAATGGAAAGAGTAGTTATGGGTTGTGATTTTGCTATATCAGGTACAGTGAGCGCAGACTATAGTGTATTCACTATTTGGGGGCGAGGAATTGATAAGAAGTATTATTTATTGTATGTTTACAGAAAGAAGGGTGTACCTCATGGAGAACAGATTTCACAGATAGTTTCGATGAATAGTAGATTTCGTCCTAACAAGATTGTTGCTGAAGGTAATGGTTTTCAGGGTGTTATGATAGAATTAGTAAAGGAAAGAGGTGTGACTAATATAGAGTCATTTATAACAGAATCAAATCTTAAAAAAGATTTATACGAAGGTCTTCCTAGTTTATCTGCTATGTTTGAAAGAGGTGAATTAAAAATTCCTTATGGTAATGAAGAGAGTCGTAATACTTTTGAATGGTTATGTGGAGAGTTTAATAGTGTGACATTTCATGAAGACAGCGGTAAACTAGAGAGTAGTTCAGATCACGATGATGGTGCAATGTCAACTTTTTTTGCAGTTACAGATTTAAGAGAACAAAAATCAACATTTGTAGTACACTATATTTGATATGAGACAACTAACTGATAGTTTTTTAATTGAAGTTTTGAAGCTTTGCTTTACAAGAAAAGCTTTTTTAGAAATCTGTAGAGAACATCTTAAATATCAGTTTATTCCTATTGAAAGATCAGATGTAAAAATTATTTATAAAAGTTGTCTTGATTATTTTAATAATACTAAAACACTTCCTACAATTGGACTTATTTCACAACAACATGAAAATAAACCTGATGTTCAGGAAACATTATCACAAGTAGGAGGCATTTCTATTCCTGATAATGAAGGTATATTAGGTGAATTAGAGAATTATATTAAGAGAGTTCGATTTCAATTATTAAATGAACAAGTTGTTGAACTTTATAATCAAGAGAAATATGATGATGCACTTAAACTAAATGCTGATGAGAGTATAAAAATAAGTGATTTTAGTATTACTAAAGGAACATCTTATTTTACTCGTGTTATGAAAGATTTTCCGAGTAAAATGGACTCTATTAGAATACAAAATGATGAAGAAAGATTTAAAGATAAAGTTCCATTTAATATACCTCCGCTAGACGCATTAACATATGGTGGAGTAGAAGAAAAAGAAACAGTTTTAATTATTGCACCTTCAGGTATTGGTAAGTCGACAGTTGTAAAGTGGATAGGTTTAGCAGCAGCACGATTAAAATATAAGGTTCTTCATATACAGTTAGAAGGGTCAGAAGAGGAGTGTTTTTTGAAATATAGTCAAATGTGGACGGCAGTAAATTATCATAGTCTTAAGAATGTTAATGTTGATAGTAAAGTTCTTGAGGATTTATATAGTAAAGCTGGAATGTTTCAGATGAAGGGATCAGATATATTAATTCATGCTTATGAACAATTAGAAGAAGCAAACGTATTGAATATTAAGAATACTATTGAACAATTTGAAAAAGAAGAAGGGCAGTTACCGGATTTACTCCTTATTGATTCATTAGATTTATTACACCCTGGAGATGGACTAAAGTACGGCTATGATACACAGTCAGTGAAGATGCGATTGAATAATACAGCAAAGAGACTTAAGAATATGTGTATGGAGTTTGGAAAGATACGAATGGTTACTGTAACGCAAACAGGTGATGTAGGACCTGATAAGTTGAATGACCCAACTTTTGTACTTACAAGACATTACACAGAAGGCGATAAGACATTAGTTAAGTCATTCTCGTATGTTTTTACTCTTAATCAAACTGATGAAGAATATAAGAATGATATAATGAGAATTCATGTTGATAAACTTCGTCACTATAAATCAAGACAAACCTTTAAGGTTTTTACTAATTATAGTACAGGACGATTTCTCGATATGAAAAGAACAAGAAAGTTATATGAAGAGAGTCAACAAGAATAGAGTTATCGAACAACTAGATTTACGATCTTTTGGACAAAAAGGTTGGATGAGATCTTCTTTATGTTCTTGTCCGGAGTGTGGAAGATCTGATAAGTTTGGGATAAAGTTTGAAAAATCTAGTGGTAGTGTTCATTGTTTTCATGATGATTTTAGTGAATCGATATTCAAGTATTTAAGAAGAATAGGGAGAGATGATTTAGTAGATGATGACGGCACTGTATCAATTGACTTCAAGATAAATAGAGTTGACGAGAAAAAGGAAGAAGATAAAGAACTTATTGAACGTTTTCTTCCTATTTTGTTTGAAGAAGTTAGAAAGGATAAGTATCTTGATGATCGAAACTTCCTATTACAGCATTATAAATTATTTAGGCCAGGTTATTGTAAAGACCCTTCATTAAGAGACTATATTATTTTTCAGTTATTTCAGTTTGGAAAGAGAGTTGGTTGGCAGGCAAGAAGTAAGTATTCAAAAGAGTGGCATAAGACGAATCTTGAAAACTATAAGAAAGGTCTATGTTCATTAAAACTAAGATATAAAGATGCTCCAAGTATGGATACCTCTTTGATTCTTGGAGGATGCGATGATATTACTGATGAAACTAGAGTTTTGATATTAGTAGAAGGGATATTTGATAAATCAGGTATTGATAAGAAACTAGATTTATATAGTGATGAAAGTACTCGTTGTTGTTTTACATTTGGAAATAAACTTAGTGATGGTCAGGTTAAAGTTATTAAGCGATTTAAGTCAATTGAACTGATCTATTTATTATACGATGAAGGAACAATGACTCAGGTTAAGAAAATAGCATTAGAGTTGAGTAAGAATTATATAGTTCAAGCAGCTATGATGTTAACCAATAAAGATCCCGGTGATGCTAGTATAGAAGATATTTGTACGGCAATGGAAAAGTCTGTTTCAGCAATAGAATTTTTTGCAGGTCGGGTTTTAAGTAATATTTTATGAAAAACTTTTATTATTTTTATTGAAATATTTGGAAAAATGGTTTTTCAATCGCAATCAAAACTTCCGAGAACCAGGGTAATTCCCATTTCTGATTTTTTTACACGATTACAGTTAGAATTTATTTCTTATCGTTTTCGATCATTGATCTATCAAAGAGAGTTTGATCGAAAGAAGTTTTCTGATATATGTGTACAGAAAAAATGTAAGATAAGTCAGATAGCATTAGAGAATTGTCTCCCTACTATTTTTAATAATCAAGAACAACAGAAAAAATACTTAGAAAAATTTTTTGGGAAGATCGGTCTACCTAATTTTGCGTATAGGGATGAGTATCAGAGTGAAGTTAAGGGGTTTTGGGATCAATATTATTATTTTATTGTAGGTAGTTCTGTTCGTTTTATGAAAAATAATGAGGTAGAAATAGGGCGAATAAAGAGTTGTGATACTAAGGAGAAGAAATTAATAATTGAAATAGAGAGAGAAGAAGTAAAAAGAAATTTTAATGAAGTTTCACGGATTTTTCCTTCTGATTTTTATGTAAATCTATTTAGATAAAATATAAAGTTAATATCTTTAATTAAATAAATTTGTTATGGAAAGAAAATTGTTATTACACACAGAGACAACTATTGATAGTGCTCATCAGTTAATTGGATATGACGGAAAGTGTAAAAATATACACGGACATT